CGCGACCCTCGCAAGAGCTCCTGCGGTAAGGCCGGCAGCTGCGCCGCCGGCAACGCCTTTCGCACCCGAGCCGCCGATCACTGCCATGGCGGCACGCGCCGCGATAGCCGCCTTGACGATGGCCTGAAGGCCCTTGATGACCGCCATGATCGGGCCGCCCGCCGCGACCAGGGCGAGCATGCCAAGGCTTGCAGCCTGCATGCCGCTCGGCAGATCGTTGAAGGCCTTGAGCGCATCGCTGGCCCAGTCGAGCACCTTGGCCGCGACCGGCAGGAACTGCTTGCCGAAGTCCTCGGCGGCCTTGTTGAACTCGGCGCGGACGCGCTTCTCCTTTTCCGCCACCGTATCGGCCTCGCGCGCGACCTGACCCTGCATCTCCGCCGTCTGGCGCAGGATGATGTTGGCGCGTGCGATTACCTTGGCGGCTTCCGAGGCCGAGGAGGCCTTGCCCTTGAAGCCCAGCCGCAGCAGCTCTGCCGACACGGCCGTCTCGTTCAGCACCACGCCGAAACGCTTCAGGGGTTCGGTTTCGCCGGTAATACCCGAGATCACGGCCTGGAAGGCCTCGGCATCACTGACGTCCTTGAAGGCCCCCATGTCCAGCGCGCGGCGCTGGAGCTGGTCGACCATCGAAAGTGAGGTGCTGGCATCCACACCCAGCGCCGTCAGGACCGAGCGGAGCTGGGTGAAGTTGTCCTTCACATCGGTTTCGAGGCGGCCGAACTCTTCCGAGATCGCGGCCGTCGCCTTGGCGGCTTCCGCAGGCATGTCGCGGAAGGTCTGCTCAAAGGCACCGGACACGGCCTCGGCGCGCTTGGCCGCGTTGTAGGACATGGCCGTGATGGCCCCCAGGGCGACCGATGCGGCCAGCTGGACCGGCCGGGCGAAGTTGGCAGCCTCCCGGCCCAGATTGGCCAGGTTCTTGTCGAGCTGGCGCTGGCGGCGTTCGATGCTGTCGGCCGTCTTGTCGAACTTGCCCTGCGCGCGATCCAGCTGCTTCGACAGCTTGCTGATGTCCGCACTCATCCGCAGGACGAGGCTTTCGATATCTCGGGCCATGTTGCCTCCAAAAGAAAAGGCCCGCCGGAGCGGACCTTTGCCAGGGGTTGATCGGGCCTATCCGGCCGGTGAGCGCCTCGACGCCCAGTCATCTTCCGAACGCCTGCGCTCGACCCCGCAGAGGCGAGGCGTGAGCGAGGCGAACTCCCCGCACCATTCCGCGAAGGCGATCACGCCATGGCGGCCGTCGATGCGCACAGTTGCCAGGTTGGCCAGCTGACTGTCGGAGAAGTCAGACCATTCCACGCGCTGCAGATCATCCTTCGACCAGATGAGCGTGGCGACGGGCGCGGACGTCTCCCGTCCATGCTCATCGACGAGGCTCACACGGACGGAGACAGGATGCTCGTGCGCCCTCTCGCGCAGGTGCAGAACCTCGTCGGCGGCTTCGGTAAACGCCCAGCGCGCGCCGTCGACGAAGACCGTGCCCTCGGGCTGGGGCTTCCCGCATCCCGCCAGCATCAAGACGGCCATGCAGGCCGGAACATGTCTCATGAGCACCTCCCTGGGGGCGGCACATATCACGAATACTTCGCCATGAGGGCATCATGCTCGGCCTCGCTCAGGCTGGGCGAAGCAGGTTCCTCCGGCGAATTGGCCCGACGCCATCCGTCCACCGCCATGGCGAACTCCCACAGCGACAGATCATCCACCTCGCGCGGGGTGTAGCCTATGACGGCTCCGGTTCCGTAGAAGGAGCCGAAGCGGAGCTTGTGTCGCGGGAGCGGCTGTTCGTGCCGACCCCCGCCGCGGACTCCCCCAGAGCCTCATCCTCCACTCCGATCACGGCTGACGCGACGATCGCCTGTGCGATGGTGACATGGGGAAAGATCGGGGTGTCATCGAAGTGACCGAGGATGACCTGCGTCGCCTCATGGGTACTCAGGCCGCCACCGATCAGCCCCTGCAGGATGGTCTCGCGCACATCGTCAACGCGCCATCTGCCGGTCGTGAACCGCTGGATCAGCTCCATCGGGCCGCAGTCGGTCTTTTCCTGCAGGGCGCGAATGCGGCCGATGGGAAGGCGGAACAGCCGCTCTTCCCCGCCGAAAGCCAGTGTGACTTCAGCCGCGCGGCTCATCATTCACCGCCGACGTTGGCACCGAAAGTGGCCGTGACCTCGCCGTCAGACGAAAGCGTCATGGTCGAGTTGACCTTCTCGCCGACGTTGCCGGTCATGTCGAACTGCGTCAGGTGGAAGGCACCTTCATAGGTGATGACGTTGGCAGGATCGTCATCGTCCAGAATGACCTGACAGTTGCGGGAATCTTCCGACCTCCACCAGTCCCACAGCTTCTTGTTGTCGGACTTGTGGTTCATGCCTCCGCCGGTCACATCGACCGACAGGGACTGCTTCTCGCGGGCCAGCCAGGCGATCTTGTCCGGGTCATCGCAGTCGGGGACCGTCGCATCATTGGTCTGCGCGTTGAAGGTGATGCCGCGCTCGGCATTGATCGTGCACAGCTTGGTAAAGACTTCAGGGCTGGCACCATTGCCAACCTTCACCACGAGCTTGACCCCGCGGGTAGAGTTCACAGCGGCCATCTTGGCCTCCTATGTTGAGGGCATGAAAAAGCCGCCTGGGGCGGCGGGATCTGGCTAGGCGGTTGCCGTAGTCCAGTAGGTGAGCCTGACGACGCTATGGGCCGTGAGGCGATCCGGGTCGGTCATGTGCTGCGTGTCGTCATAGATCCAGTCGTCGCAGACATGGCCTTCGAGTGTGAGCTGGCGCGTCAGGGCCATCCGCACCGCCCCCGCGATCCGCTTGGCCTTCGCGCGGCTCTGAACGGGCGTGGCCTCGCGGGCGTAGACGTGAACATTGACCGCCACCTCGGAGGACGAGGCACATTCGGTATCGTGCCCGATGACCTGATCGTCGCCGATCAGGATATGCGGAAAGGGCGCATCGAGCGGCGGTGCCATGACGTAAACCCGCACACTGTCAGGCGCGAATGACTCCTGCACCACGTCCGAGGTCCGCAGAGCGGCCTCTACGGCGGCCTGAACGGCCAGGCTGGGATCGGTCATTTCGTGATCCTCCGGATGGCCTTGCGGGCTGCTGCTGAAACCCGACGCTTCATCGGGCGCTTCAGGGCACGATAGCTGGGCCAGAAGAACGGTCGCGCCGTCATGCCGAAGTGGGCCGCCTTGGCTTTCGTCATGACGCCCGTGCGCCTCATCCGCTTGCTGGGACGGGCAGGGATGGCGGCTCGGGAGGCCGTGCCGAACTCGACCCATCGGGCATAGTGCGCTCTTTTTCCACCGACGCTGTTGCGAATGGAAATGCGGGTGCTGGTCGAGACGTCCTGCGTCCGGATGCTGTTGTGAAGGTCCATCTCGTCGATCGGAACCAACCGCCGTTGCATCTCCGCCAGGTCGTGACCGTTGGCACGCATCTGATCGCGAACTGCCTTTCGGACCTCGACGGGAATGGCTTTGAGCTTGCGGCGCAAGCGGTCGCGATTGGTGAACGCCATCAGCCTTCCGCTCCCCCCGACACGGCCAGAATGTTGCGATAACCGGGCGTACGGGCCGGACTGGCAGAGGTGACATTGAACACTTCACCCGTCCGGACATCGACCATCCGCATGGCCGGCGTGATCGTCCTCGCCTGACGGCTGTCCCGGATGGTCACGCTGACCGGCTGCCGCCGCTCGAGGCGATGCTGCAGCGCCACCTCCGAACCTCGCAGATACTCGACATCGGCCCAGACCGTGAACCCCTCGACGAACGGACCCAGAGGGTCGCCGTTGGCGTCAGGCGCACGAGAGTCGAAGCGAACCCGGTTCGTCAGATGCCCCGCCATCAGACGTCACTCGCCTCGGCGGGACGTCGCCGGGGCGGCGCGACTTCTCGCGCATCGCCGTCCGCGACGAGCTGCTCGCCCCAGGCGCGCTTGATGGTCAGCTCCATTCCCGCCTTGTAGGCCACGGTGATCCCGCGCTGTTCCGGCGGTGTGAAATTCCTGTCCCTCAGGAAGACGACGCGCATGGGGAACTCCCTAGATCAGATGGATGCGATGATTGGCCAGCAGGGCCTCGACCGGCGCGGAGGTCGCGATCCGGCTGGAAACCGAACCGACCTGACCGCCTTCACGGTAAGCGTAGAGGTCGCCGGCAATCATCTTCAGGGCAGCCCTGATCGCCGGGGGAAGCGCACTCCGGGAGTAACCGACATCCAGGGTCACCGAGATGCGGGAGCCGGGGCGACGGGTCGGGGGCGACTGAAGCAGGGCAATCGACGGCGCGAGACCATCCGGCCTCAATTCGTACATGGTCGGAGGGATCACCCTGGCCGAACCATCGGGGTCGATGATCGAGATCTCGGTGACGCTGCGCACCGGAGCAATGGACAGCCTGGCCAGATCGGACCAGCAGTCACAGGCCACCTTCACCGATTGCTCTGACAGCCGAAGGCCCGTCATGTCCTCGATGTAGGCGCGGGCCGCAGCGATGATGTCATCGATCAGGGCATCCTCGTCATCGTGGTCGACGCGGAGGTGCAGCTTGATTTCATCAAGTGAAACCGGCTCCCCCGCAGCCGCAGAGGTGACCACAGGGGAGTACCACATCAGCGGGTCTCCTCTGCCGGAGCTTCCGCAGTGGTTTCGCTCACGGCGGTCCCGCCACCGGCTGCCGGCGTCGGGGCTGCCTCGAGAACAGCGATCCTTGCGTTCGCCTCCTCCAGTTGAGCGCGGAGGGTTTCTACCTCTGCAACAGCGGCCCGCGCCCTCTCCAGCTCCGCCTTCAAGGCAGCAGGACTGTCTTCCGAAACCGCCACGGCGTGGCCTTCCTTGATGAGGCGCTGGGCCTCCTTCTTGGAGAAGATGTCCACGATCTGGCCGGCCTGAACCGACAATTCGGGACCTTCGAAGCCCGAAAGCATTTTGATCTTCATCGGATGTGACGGGGCGGGCATCTAGCCCGCCCCGCTCCCTCAGGCAGTGCGGATGAGGAGGTGCTTGACGGCAGCGGAGTTGGCCAGCTCGCCATCAAAACGGATCAGGCCTGCGATACCCAGGTCCGGCCAGAAGCGTTCACGCAGCACGCCGATGACCGGCGAACCGACCTTGCGCACCCAGTACTTCTTCAGGTCGCCGAACAGCAGGGCCTTGGCACCGGCAGCGATGTCCGCCATGTCGTCGTTGATGTGGTAGGTGTGGCCGTTCAGGGTGCCCGGAACGCCCGCCTTCACATCGCCCTGTTGCCAGATGTACCGACCCTCGTTGTCCTTCAGCTTGCGAAGGGTCTTCAGGGTCTGGTCGTTGAACATGTAGCCGACGCTCGGTGCCTTGCGGTAGGCCGCATTGACCGAGTGCTCCAGGTCCAGCAGGTCATCGAAGGTGATGGCACCGGTCGCGGCCGAGGTGTGGCCGAGGCCCGAGGCCGTGACAATGCCGTGAGGCGCATTGCTGCCACTGCCGACCGTCAGCTGACGGTTGGCGATGCGACCCAGACGCTCGCCGATCAGCTCGCCCAGCAGCGCTTCCATGTTGAAGACACTGTCCAGCTCGAGCTCGTAGGACCACTTCACGAACTCGGTATCGAACGAGAAGGCGTCCAGCGACTTCTGGCCGAAGACAACATCCTGGCCGCCGTCATCGGTCAGCGGCACCCCTTCGGCGTGCGCAGCCCCCGACTTGTCGGTGTCATCGACGGTCGGCAGCTTGAAGGGATTGCCGCCAGCCGTGGTGATGTCACGAATGACCGCGCCATCGTACATCGGGCCATGCGCCTTCATGGCCTTGTCGATCTCGGCCAGAAGTTCGGTCGGGACCGTATAGCCACCAGCGGTCGCGGTACCGCCGGTCTGGGTGCGGAATTCGGTCGTGCCCTTCAGCAGGACCGCACGTTCCTCGCTCGACAGATCGGCCGGCGAAGCACCGCAGACGACCTTGGCAAAGACATGACGGTATTCGGGCGCGTCACCATCGCTGCGGCTTTCACCGTCTTCACGACCGGGGCGGCGGCTTTCGCGCAGCTCCTGGGCACGCTTCTCCACGCGCTGCAGCTGCTCTTCGCGCTCGATCAGCTTTTCGATGCGGTCATGTTCGGCCATGGCGGCATCGTGGGCGCTTTCGAGTTCGGCAGCGCGGGCTTCGTCGGTGGACTCCGTGATGAGGTCCAGACGTTCGCGGGCTTCAGCGACCAGCTTGGCCTGCTTCTCCCGCAGTTCGTTCAAACGCGACATGATTGCTCCTTGGGTTGTCGCAAAGAAAAACCCGCCGAAGCGGGCGCTCATTCGGTCAAGCGCGGGAGACGCGCCGCCTTACTCTCGACACTTGAGGTCGAGGGAAACCTTCATGCGCAGCCGGCGGCTGGCATGGTTGAAGTTGTGGGTGCGGCGCTCCTTGCGGGAAGCCTCCAGGGAACGAAGGCCCAGCTCGGTGTCCGGGTAGGCCGGCCGCACACAGGCACTGACCTCGATCAGCTCGAGGTCACGGATGGTCCGGCGGGGCGGACTGACGGTTTCGTCCCATTCGTCATGCGTGGCACGGAAACCGAACGACATGCCCTTGATGTCGCGCCGCCGCAGCTGGACGGCCAGATCGCGGCCGTCGGACGTATCGGGCAGATCGATCTCGACCTTCAGCCCGCGCTCGTCCTCTGCCAGCCGCAATGTCCCAGCCGAAGTCCGGCCAATCACGCGCCCGTAGTCGTGCTGGACAAGCGCGATGACATCACTGTTCAGGGATGATGCGAAGGCTCCGCGTTCGATCGTCTCGATCCAGGCTCCGCCGATTTCAGTCGGCGTATTGAACAGCGCCGCATAACCGGTCGCGACCATGCCGCCGCCTTCAGCCTCGCGGATCTCGACCGGTCCATCCAGGGAACGGATATCAGTTTTCTGCATCTTCAGGGTCTCCCTGTTGCGGCTTGGAGGGCAGGCCTGCCTGATACTGACCAAGGGGCACCGTTGCCCCCTGCATGTAGAGCTTGTCGCCACCGTCCAGCGGTGCGCGGTTGTCGATCGAGCGGGCTTCGTTCGGCGTGAGCAGAGAGGTTTGAACACCCCTCGCCAAGGCTTCCATGCGGCTCTTGAGGTCGCCTCGCTGGAGCGCGTCCAGGTTGTGTTCGGCGTAGCGACGGCCCCTGCTTGCGGCGAAGCATTTGAGATTGACCTCATCTTCGAAGGCCTTGGCCCAGCCACAGATGTTGTGCTTCACCAGAAACAGGTCCTGCTGTTCCGTATTGGCGAAGGAGCCGTTCGTCAGGTCCTGCAGGAATACCGGCGGCAGGTTCCAGGTTCTGGCCAGTTCCTCGACCTGAAAGCGCCTCGCATCGGTCATCTGCCCCTTGTCCGGGTCGAAGCCCACCGTCTTCAGCTCATATCCGGGCGGGATCGGGAACACCGCCTCGCCCTTGCGCCGGGCGGCATCGATGGCATTCCTGATGTCCGCCTGGGCACGCCTGATTGCATCAGGCCCCGCAGGCATCGGACCCGTGAGCGACAGCGGCGGTACCCCTCCGCCCGCGAAGAACTTGGCCGCATAATCTCCCATGGCAATCGCAAGCGCGATGGACTTCCGGGCGATCCAGATCGGGCTGTATGTCGAAAGCTGATCGGCCTTGAGCAGGAACGGAACGTCGATGACTTCACGCGCCTGATAGACCTTGCCCTCGCAGACATACTCCTTGCGGCCGTTCACCCGACGGACCGTCGTGACCTCCGCGTTCATGGGCCAGAAACCGGCTACACGGTCAGGCCCCGTGCGCTCGATATAGAGCAGCCCCCGCCCGGCCTTGCCGAACACCTGGGACCAGAAATACCGGCGCGCGGCATAGCTGCTCCATTCCTCGTTCGGTGCCTGGTTGAGCAGATAGGCAAAGTCACCCCGGTCGCGGACGGACTCATCCTCCCCATCCACGTTGAAGACATGGATGGGCAGGCCCGCCAGAGCCGCCGACAGGAAACCGATGGCGGCCGCGACGGCGGGCACGGTCATGGCGGATTCACCCGTGACGGCGGGCAGTTCGACGCTATCGAGGCCGAACACGCGCACCGTCTCCAGATCGCCGCCGATGCTGCGCTGTTCGGTCCGTAACAGGCGTTGCAGGAACTTCATGATGCCTCCAACAGGCTATAGCCGGGGTCATCCCAGGGGGAGGGCGGCGCGATGCCTGACGCCTCGGGATTACGGCTCATCAGCATTGCTGCGTTGAAGAGCGCGACGAGCGGGTCGATCTTGGCTCGCCCCGCACTTTCCTTCGTGATGAGCACAGCTCCACCCCGGACGACTGCCTTGGCGTTGCCGACGCACCACGCCATCAGTCGACGGCCGGCATGCCAGAAGGTCTTGTTCTTGAGCTTGACCTCGAGGCCCCAGGAGGCCGGCGACAGGGCCGAACCCTGTTTGATCGAGGCCAGAAGCTCCCCTTCGATTTCCCTGACCGCAAGCTCATCGACCAGCGTCGTGATGCCGAAGGGGTCCAGACCGATCCCGTACTTCTCGGGGAACAGCCCCGATTGATAGACCCGCTCGAGGATGTCAGCCGCATCACGGATCGGCTGGAGCGGATCGTCACAGATGACCAGATCGCCGTCAGCTTCGAACTCGCGCAACTGGGTTGCGATATCCTGGCGGCGCTGGAGCACGTCATCGTGCGCCCATGCCTTCGACCAGCTCAGCCAGTCTCGGGTTTCACGGCAGCGGCCGATCAGCCCCAGACCCATGAGGTCATCGAGGCCTCCGCCGTCGACACCGGCCACCACCACCTCCGACCGCGCCAGCAACTCATCGAGCGTAAGGTCCGGGTCAGCCGCGCCAGCCCAGTGATTGGCACCGGCCCAGCGATCCTGCGACAGCCTCAGTCCGATCTCGACGTTCAGATGCTTGGCCAGAAACACCTGCTTCTCGCCGCCGGTGGCATGGAGAACCTTGCGCAACTCGTCAGCCAGCCAGTGCTTGAAAACGGATCGGCCCAGATTGGGGTTGGTGATGTAGAAGTTGGCTGGATCGAGATAGGCCTCGCTCTCGATCATGTTCTCCGGGAACTCGTAGATCAGAGGCAGGCTGGCCGGATCGACAGCCAGCCCGTCCCGCACGCGACGGAAGTAGTCGAGCTTGGCCTTGAACACCCCGGCGGGCGCTTCGTCCGACTGGGTGCTGGCCCAGATGACAAAGCCTTCCGGCCGCGCCACCAGGCCGCCCGTCGCCTCGCGCAACATGGCGTCTGCCTTGGGCCGCTTGCCGAAGATCCAGAGCTCGTCGACGAACACGAAGCCGGCCTTCTTGCCGCCAACCGTATCGGTGTCGGCTGCGATGACCTTCAGCGTGGCCTTGGTCGCCAGATGGGTGATGGTTCGCGTGTGCTCCTGGATGTGGAGCAGGTCGCGCAACTCGTCATCCTCCAGCACCATGTCGCGCGCGGGATGGAATGCGTTGTTCGCCACTTCCAGCGTCGGTGCCAGGATCAGCAGCTCGGCCGAGTGACGCCAGTTGCGGATCAGAGCGGTGACCATGATGCCGGCCGCGATTGTCGACTTGGAGTTCTTCTTCGAGATCAGCAGGAAGAATTCGCGGATCAGCCTCTGGCCGGAGACCTTGTCGTATGCCCCGAAGATGGCGCGGACAAAGTCGAAGACCCACTGCTCGCACGCCTCGCCAAAGGTCGGCTTGCCCGGCGCGTCGACGATGCGCAGGGACTTGAACACCTGAAGAGCCTCTTCTGCCTCTTCCGCAAACAGCGGCGCGGGCAGCAGCGTCCGGCCCGCCACGATCCGCTCGCGCCAGTCCGGACATGCCGTCGATATCGTCACCATCTATTGCAACCTTGGCGGCGCTGGCGGAGCGTATTTCCCATGGATTTCGGAAGCGCGCTGGAGACGGGCTTCCTTCTTGCCCAGCGGCGGCTCCTTCGCCTCACGGCGACGAACCCGGTTCGCAATGTCCTTCGAACGGCCCGAGCCGAACTCTTCGCGGATGTAGCGCGCGGCCCCGACGTTACCCGCGAGCGCCTTCTTCCACATCACCTCGTTCAACACGGCCTGGGCGAGGTCAGCGCCTTCATCCAGCTCCCAAAAATAATACTTGCGCAGGGTAGGCTCGCTCAGCCCGACGCGGGCGGCGATCAACTCGACGGTCAAACCTGACGCGCGTAAAACTGCAATGTTTTCAGCGGTTTGCTTCGTCCACTTGTGCGACCGGCGACCGCGACGATCCTTGGGTGCCTTCCACGGATCGCCAAACAGGTCGACGTCGCCCGAATTTTCGTCGCTCATCAAAAAAAATCTCCGACTGAGGGGGGCGCGGGTCGGGAGCCTGCTGGCCTGTAGGCTTTCGACCCACCCCCTCCCGTCGCTGCCGCCGCTGGCCGCGATTCAGTCAGGTCAGGTCCAGACCCCACGCTGGTGCAGGCTGGCCTGCTCCTCGCGCTGGATGGCGCTGTCGTGCTCAGCCTTGCTGACCGTCTCGAGATTGTCCTCGTCCCAGAACAGGGCCTCGTTCCCGCGATGCGGTCGACGATGGTTAACGACAGGGCTGTTCGGCGCGGGGTATTTCCCGTCACAGACAACCCCGGTGCGCTGGCAGGTGTAGGCATCCCGGATCAGGATCTTCTGCCGCAGCGCGCGCCACCGTTCCGTCTTGTACCAGTGACGCCAGGGCGCGTTGTCACGCTGGCGTCTGGTCGGGGCGCGGGCGGCATCGGCGGGCGCACGGCCCAGGGTGGGAGCGATCGACGGAAGTCGCGGCGGCAGCGTGCTGAGTTTGGCCATGCCGACACCTCCGACCAGACACGCGAAACACGCCGCAACCAGGTTGGGTGGGGTTTTAGGGGA